AATGGGACTCCTACCTCCTTTCCAAAAGCCGTGCTATATTTATATGATGGACGCATACACCCCGGAGATAGATCACAACGTCCCGCTCCCTGCCTCTGCTANAGAGGCNTATCCAGACCTTTCCCCGCGAGAGGAACTGGAGATGCGTGCGCGGACAATCAAAATGCTTGCTGATNTGGCAGGCCACCCCCTCGAACCTGACGAAGGGGACCGCAACGAGGCTATTCAGATAGCCACAGATATGGTTAAAGGAGGCGTGAGCCCGAACTTTGCCATCTACCCGAATGAGACCGTTGCGTATCTGGCGGGCCTTGTAGCGCAGTACGATACACAGGTAGTGCGTGAACTCGCGGATCTGAAGCGGTTCGTGGTTAACAAGCTAGTGGAGGAGACGGGCCACCCCGATGCCAAGATTCGTATTGCTGCGATCAAGGCTTTGGGTGAAGTAGATGGTGTCGATGCTTTTAAGAAGCGCACCGAAGTGACTGTGAAGCACCAATCTATCGAAGAAGTAGAGAGAGAACTCTTGGCAACCCTTGCCAAGTTAGAAGGTAATACGGTTGATGTGAAGATGGTTGAAGTAATCGAAACCAATGACCCAACTAACTCCTGACAAGATCGCGCAGCTACGCGCTGCGTTGCCAACAATGTCGGATGACCTCAAGAGGAACACTCTTGAGTTGCTAAAGCAGTGGGAAAGCGAGTCAATGTGTGCGCGGAGCAAGGAATCCTTCTTGGATTTTATTGCCAATGTGTACCCTGACTACAAAGTTGGCCCCCACCACCGCAAACTTGCCAGAATCTTTGAAGATATTGCTGCTGGCAAGAAGAAAAGGGTGATTGTCAACATCGCCCCACGACACGGTAAGTCAGAATTGATCTCTTACCTTGCTCCCGCATGGTTTTTGGGCAAATATCCGCACAAAAAGGTCATCATGGCCTCCCACACTGCGGATTTGGCTGTCAATTTTGGTCGTAGAGTGCGAAATTTGGTCGGTTCTGACCCGTATAAGGCTATTTTTCCGCAAGTTACGCTTCAAGCTGACTCGAAATCAGCATCCCGGTGGGGTACAAACTTCAATGGCGAGTACTTTGCCATTGGTGTGGGTGGCGCACTGGCTGGTCGAGGCGCAGATCTGTTCATTATTGATGACCCGCACTCTGAGCAAGATGCCAAACAGGGCAGAGCAGATGTGTTTCTCCCTGCGTGGGAGTGGTTTCAGTCAGGCCCATTGCAGCGTCTGATGCCGGGAGGAGCCATCATTGTCGTGATGACAAGGTGGAGTAAGTTGGACTTAACAGGCCAACTCGTCAAGCAGATGGTCAACGAGGACGGTGTAGAGCCTTGGGAAGTCGTTGAATTCCCTGCCATCTTGAACGACAAACCACTTTGGCCTGATTTCTGGCCTTTGGAAGAGCTTTTATCCAAAAAAGCGGCGATGGACCCACGGTATTGGCAAGCCCAATACATGCAAAACCCAGTATCTGAGGAGGGGGCGCTCCTAAAAAGGGAGTGGTGGCAGATATGGGACAAGGACGACCCACCCCAGTGTGAGTTTATTATTATGTCTCTTGACGCAGCGCAGGAGGCTAATACTCGTGCTGACTATAATGCCCTCACCACATGGGGTATCTTCTACAACGAAGAGGCCAAGAACCATAACATTATATTGCTGAACGTCATCAAGAAACGCCTAGAGTTTCCTGAACTTAAGAAGTTAGTACTAGAAGAGTACAAAGAGTGGGAGCCTGATGCGTTCATCGTGGAGAAGAAGTCCAACGGTGCGGCGCTCTATCAGGAGCTTCGACGCATGGGTGTGCCTGTGGGGGAGTTCACTCCGGGCAAAGGGCAAGACAAAATTTCTCGCGTTAACGCTGTCTCTGATTTACTTTCCTCAGGTATAGTCTGGGCTCCTGACAGGCGGTGGGCCAGAGAACTCATTGAAGAGTGCAATGACTTTCCAAGCGGAGAGAACGATGACTTGGTGGACTCCACCACCCAAGCCTTGCTGAGGTTTAGGCAAGGGGGGTTCTTGCGACTGCCCACAGACGAGCCTGAAGAAATACAGTTATTCAAGAGTCGCCGTCACGCTGCATACTACTGAGCATAAACATGACTACACAGAAGTTTATGGGCAAGAACCAGTTGATTGACCGCCTGTCGGCGCAGATCGGCTCACGGGAAACCGCCCTTGAAGTTCTGAAAAAACGTGGACACGTAGATGACAAGGGTAACTTGACAGTCGCTGGCAAGAAGCGCGATTCAATGACTGCTGAAGAACGCGCTCTGGATAGAGCGAGTACGCGCACAGGCAAGAAGCCCACTGCGTTCAAGTACAACCCCAGCACAAACACCGCAACATTGAGAAAGAAATACTGATATGGCAAACATTGACAAGGGGCTGTATCAGGCTCCAATGGGGCTGGAAGCTATGGGCATGAGCGAGGAGCCCATCGAAATTGAGATCATCGACCCTGAAGCGGTGAACATCCGCACCGGGGACATGGAGCTTTCCATCGAAAAAGGTGAGGAAGAGGACGATTTCAACGTCAATCTGGCCGATGAAGTTGATGAAAAGTACCTTCAGTCGATGGCTGGAGACCTTGCGGGAGACATAGATAACGACAAGGCATCACGCAAGGACTGGGAAAAAGCCTACACCGAGGGTCTAAAACTGCTAGGTTTGCAATACGAGGAACGTACTGAGCCTTGGAACGGTGCTTGTGGCGTGTTCCACCCCATGATTACTGAGGCGGTGATCCGGTTCCAGTCAGAGACCATCACCGAGACGTTCCCCGCTGCGGGGCCAGTGCGTACAAAGATTCTGGGTCGAGAGACGCCAGAGAAGAAAGAAGCCGCTGTTCGCGTCGAAGACGACATGAACTATGAACTCACCGAAGTCATGCGGGAGTTCAGGCCAGAACACGAGCGGATGCTATGGAGCCTCCCGGCCACGGGTTCTGCATTCAAGAAAGTGTACTACGACCCATCGCTCGGTAGGCAGGTTTCGATCTTTATTCCAGCAGAAGACATCCTCCTGCCGTACGGAACGTCTAACCTTGACACTTGCTATCGGCTGACGCACGTGATGCGTAAGACGGAGAATGAGGTCGTGAAGCTGCAACAAGCGGGCTTCTACCGCGATATTGATCTCCCTGATCCGCTGAAGGCGTCTGACGACATTCAGAAAGCAAAGGACAAGGAAACAGGCTTTAGTGACATCAATGATGACCGCCTGACTATCTATGAGTGCCATGTAGATCTTGATCTGAAAGGTTTCGAGGATAAGGATGAGAAGGGTAAGGAGACTGGCATCCACCTTCCTTATGTAGTCACTTTAATCAAGGGGTCCAATGAAGTCCTTGCTATTAGGCGGAACTGGAAAGAGGACGACGACCTCAAGCTCAAGCGTCAGCACTTCGTACATTATCAGTACATCCCCGGTTTTGGCGCGTATGGCTTTGGCCTATTCCATCTCATCGGAGGATATGCGAAGTCAGCTACTAGCCTTATGCGACAGTTGGTTGACGCAGGCACACTGTCCAACCTCCCCGGAGGACTCAAATCCCGAGGTCTGCGAATCAAGGGAGACGACACCCCCATCGCACCCGGAGAGTTCCGCGACGTAGACATCGGCTCTGGTGCTTTGCGCGATAACATCCTGCCGTTGCCGTATAAGGAACCAAGCCAAGTTCTCGCAGGGCTGCTGGACAAGATTGTTGAAGAGGGACGCCGCTTCGCTGCAACTGCTGATATGCAGGTCAGTGATATGTCGGCTAACTCTCCAGTTGGCTCCACGCTGGCTATTCTTGAGCGCCAACTCAAGGTAATGACGGCAGTTCAGGCGCGGGTTCACTATGCGTTCAAACAAGAGTTACAACTTTTGGCCGCAATCATTCGGGATTATACCGACGATGATTACGACTATGAGCCGGGGAACGACAAGGTAAACGCCAAGAAGGATGACTATTCCCACGTAGATATCATCCCGGTCAGTGATCCTAACGCTGCAACCATGAGTCAGCGTGTGGTGCAGTACCAAGCCGTCATCCAGATGGCGCAGATGGCCCCGGAGATTTACGACCTCCCACAACTGCACCGTGCCATGTTGGATGTCTTGGGGATCAAGAACGCTGAAAAGCTCGTCCCCCTGCCTGACGACATGAAGCCAAAGGATCCAGTCACCGAGAACATGGACATCCTGAAGAGCAAGCCGCTCAAGGCGTTCATCTTCCAAGACCATGAGTCGCACATTCAGGTGCATATGTCGATGACCCAAGATCCAAAGATCATGGCTGTCGTGGGGCAGAACCCCAAGGCGCAGGAGATGATGGCCGCAGGTATGGCCCACATCGCTGAACACGCTGCATATGCGTATCGGATGCAGATCGAGCAGCAAATGGGTATGCCGCTGCCACCGGAAGAATCAGGCGACGAGAACGGACCGAAGATTCCAGCAGAAATGCAGAATATGTTGTCGGGTGCGATGGCACAAGCTGCACAGCAAGTGCTCCAGCAGCACAAGCAAGAGCAAGCACAGGAGCAAGCTCAACAGGCACAACAAGATCCGATTGTGCAGATGCAGCAGCAAGAACTTCAGATCCGCCAGCAAGAAGTGCAGATCAAGCAGCAAGAAGCTCAAATGAAGATGCAGATCTCGCAGCAAGAAATGCAGATCAAGATGATGCAGGCTCAACTGGCTGAGAAGAAGATGCAAGTTGATGCTTCGGCCAGAGCCGATGAGATCGAGATCAAGAAGATGCAAGCCGAGGGGACCATCCAGCTTGGCGCTATGCAAGCCCAGATGAAGAGCAGCCAAGACCAGTCGCGTCTGGCGGCAGACCAAGAGCGTGACGGTGTACGCATGGGTATCGACATTGCTAAGAGTAAGGCGCAGGCCGCTGCGCAGGCTCGGGCACAGCAAAACAAACCACAAGGTAAATCATGATCCACGACTTCGCACGTGTATTGCGCGACCAAATACGCACGGACATGAACAACTATACGGACGACATCGCAACGGGTATTTGCAAGTCGTTTGATGAGTACCAAAAACTCTGCGGGGTGATTCAAGGGCTAGCCCTTGCAGAGTCTTACCTACTAGCCCTTGCTAAGAAAGTTGAAGAATCCGATGAGTGATCTCATTCTGCCTCCCGGCCTCGTCTTGCCGCCTAAAATCAGACCGCTTGAAACTCCAGAAGAGCACATTCCTATCGAAGAGAGGGGTAAGTCGCTCCCAGAACCTACTGGTTGGCGCATCCTGTGCATGGTCCCCGATGTCTCTGACAAACTTGAGGGCACTGACCTCGACTTGATCAAGGCTACCGCATCGCTGCGGCAAGAGGAACACGCCACCACAGTACTGTTTGTCGCAAAGATGGGTCCGCAAGCCTACCAAGACAAAGATAAGTTCGGTGAGACGCCTTGGTGTAAGCAAGGTGACTTCGTGCTTGTCCGCGCCTATTCAGGTACGCGATTCAAGGTATTCGGCAAGGAATTCCGCATGATCAATGACGATCAGGTGGAAGGTATCGTGGAAGACCCCCGTGGCATCAGCCGCGCTTAAGGAGTAAGTATGGAGCCATACAAGTTTCCTGATGAGCAGGACGACAACGAAGTTGTTATCAACAGCGACTCGTCAGAGGTAGAAATTGAGATCGTTGACGACACGCCTGAACAAGATCGTGGCCGCAAGCCACTTGATCGGGATGTTGAAGATCCTACGGATGAAGAAATTGAAAACTACTCTGATAAGGTCAAGAGCCGTATCAAGGAGTTGACCCATGCCCGCCACGATGAGCGTCGGGCCAAAGAGTCTGTTCAACGTGAGCGTGAAGAGCTTGAGAAACTCGCACAGCATCTCATCGACGAGAACAAGAATCTCAAGCGGTATGTGAATGACGGCACGCAGCACTATGTCTCGACTATCAAGTCGGCGGCAGAAGCTGAGTTGGTAATGGCCCGCAAACAGTACAAGGAAGCACAAGAAGCTTTCGACACTGACGGCATCATCGCAGCCCAAGAAGCCCTCACTGACGCTAAGTGGAAACTGGAAGAAGCGAAGAAATTCAATCCAGCCGCTTTACAGATAGACGAAACTGAGGTACAACCTCGTCAGTCTGTACCCCAACCGACTCAACCAGACCAAAAGACTCAGCGCTGGCTGCACAAAAACCAGTGGTTTGGAAGTCCGGGGTACGAAGAACTAACCAGCTTCTCACTAGGGCTGCATCAAAAACTAGTGAACACGGGCGTGGACCCAACCAGTGATGAGTATTTCAGCAAGATTGATTCGAGGTTGCACTCGACTTTCCCTGAGGTGTTCGGAAAGGTAAAGTCTTCCAAGCCAGCATCGGTAGTCGCATCTGCAACACGTTCGTCGGGTCCAAAGAAAGTGACTCTTACTACTACGCAACTTGCGTTAGCAAAGAAATACGGTCTGACCCCTCAACAGTACGCTATCGAAGTCGCTAAATTGGAGAATCAAAATGGCTGAAACCCGCACCCCCCGTGAACTTGAAACCCGTGAAAAAACCACTCGTTACGTCTATAAGCCTTCGAGTGCTCTCCCCGATCCAACCCCGCAAGCGGGCGTTGCGTTTCGCTATATTGCGACTCATATTTTGGGTCAATCCGATCCGACCAACGTCTCGCGCAAGATGCGTGATGGCTGGGAGCCAGTCAAAGCTGTGGACCATCCTGAGTTGATGATCCAAGGTAATGTTTCTGGCAACGTCGAGATTGGTGGGCTATTGCTGTGCAGGATGCCCGAAGAGAAGCTCGCTGCAATGACAGAGTATTACGACAATGTCAATAAGCAGCAGGCTGAATCTGTAGATAACAATTTCCTTCGACAAAATGACCCCCGTATGCCGCTGTTTGCGGAGCGCAAGTCAGCAGTGACTCGCGGCGCGGGGTTTGGTTCAGGTACTAAATAAGGAGTCTTAAATGGCTTATCCAGTTATTGCGGCCCCCTACGGGCTACTTCCGCAAAATTTGATCGGTGGGCAGGTATTCGCGGGCTCCACCCGCGAATTGCCTATTCAATACGGCTACAACACGAACATCTTCTACGGTGACTTCGTTAAACTGACCGCATATGCTTCCGCATCAGCTCCGGGCGGGTTTATCCAGCGAGTAGCTATTACCACTGGTACGGCTAGTAACCAAGTTACTGGCGTGTTCCTTGGTTGCTCGTTCACCAACCCAGTCACCAAGCAGAAGACGTTTAGCCAATTCTGGCCTGCATCGACGCTGGCTGGTGACGCTGTTGCTATCGTTTGCGACGATCCAGACACGGTCTTCAAGGCTGCTGTTTGCTCTGCTACTACGGTTCTCGCTTCGGGCGCTAGGGGCATGGTCGGCGCAAACCTGTCGATGATCGACAACACGGGCAACGCTACCTCGGGCAATTCAGCGAACGCTGTGTTGGCTCCTGTGGCTACCCCAGTGACGACCATCCTGCCATTGCGTTGTGTTGGTCTTGTCTCTGATACTGCTTACTCGTACAGCGCTGTCGCTACTGCGGCTTCCAGCACCACTACGGTTAACGCAGTTGCACCCGCCGCTCTGCCGATTGGTACCAACGTGTCATACGTCGCAGCCAACGGCCAAATCATCGAGACGGGCATGTTCCTGACCTCCGCCGCCGCAGCGGGCGCAGCAACGCAAACCCTCAACCAGCAGCCTGTGATCCTTGGCGCTAACGCCAATATCCCAAGTGGCGCAACCATTGTGTACACCGTGTATCCAGAAATTCTGGTCAAGGTGAACCTGCTTGTGCATGGTTATTACAGTTCCACCGCCGTCTAAGGAGTAATCTAAAATGGCTATTTCTCGTGCCCAGCTACTCAAAGAACTCCTCCCCGGCCTGAACGCGCTGTTTGGTTTGGAGTATGCCCGCTACGGCGAACAACACAAGGAACTGTATACGGTTGAAAAATCCGAGCGTTCCTTTGAAGAAGAAACCAAGCTGTCCGGTTTCTCTGCCGCTCCGGTGAAAAATGAAGGCTCTGCCATTGCTTATGACAATGGACAGGAAGCTTTCACCGCTCGTTACAACCACGAAACCATCGCTCTGGGCTTCTCCATCACGGAAGAAGCTGTGGAAGATAACCTGTATGACAGCCTCTCGGCTCGTTATACCAAGGCTCTTGCTCGCGCTATGGCATACACCAAGCAAGTCAAGGCTGCTTCTGTTCTGAACAACGGTTTCAGCAACGCATACTTGGGTGGTGACGGTGTTGCTCTGTTCAGTACTGCTCACCCACTGGTGAACGGCGCTACCAACAGCAACCGTCCTTCGACCAACGCTGACCTGAACGAGACCTCGCTGGAAAATGCTGTGATTCAAATCGCTGCATGGACCGATGAGCGTGGTCTGCTGATTGCCGCCAAGCCCCGCAAGCTGATCATTCCGCCTGCTCTGATGTTCGTTGCTACCCGTCTGTTGGAAACCAGCCTCCGTGTTGGTACGACTGACAACGATGTCAACGCCATCAAGAACAACGGTTCGATCCCAGAAGGTTACGCTGTTAACAACTTCTTGACCGACTCGAACGGCTGGTATTTGACCACTGACGTTCCTAACGGCATGAAGCACTTCGAGCGTATGCCTTTGACGAACTCGATGGACGGTGACTTCGATACGGGCAACGTCCGTTACAAGGCCCGCGAGCGTTACAGCTTCGGCTGGTCTGATCCGTTGGGTATGTTCGGTTCGCCCGGATCGACCTGATAGCTAGTTAGGGTTGGGGGTTCCCGGCTGGAGGGGGTAGGTCACAAGCCTACCCCCTTTTTATTTGCACAAGAGAAAGACTTGTGGTACAACCCTAATACCAAGACTACTTGGCTTGTTGACTGACTTGGCAGACTCCCCTCAAGACAGCAAGCCGCAAATGAGGAAATATCATGGGATTCGCAACTCACCTTGGCCCTTGGCTGCTCGGCACGGTTAAAGATACCGTTGGCCCAACTACCGTTGCAGGCGCTGCGGCTGGTCAGGTTCGTAACGTGGGCGCTTGCCCTGCTGCACAGTTTAAGACCGTCTCTAATGCAGACATTACTGCCAACACCGTTCTGGCCGTGCTCCCTGCTGGCGCTTCTATTCAGAACGTGCAGTACATCGTTACCACCGCGTATGCAACGACTACGCCGTCGATGCAAATCTATGTCAACGGCAACGCCATCTCTGCTGCAACGGCAGTTAGTGCGTTCACTACGACTGGCCTGACTGCCATCCCATTGGCAACGTCTAACCCCGGCTTGGTTGCTAACGTGGGTGCTGTTGATGCGGTGGTATCGTTCACGCAAACCAGCGTCACGCCCGGTACTGGCGCTGGTGTGTTCTCCATTGCGTACATCGTGCGTGGCTCTGACGGTTCTGCTAACCCAGCATCCGCCTAATTTGGTTACGGGGGCTTCGGCCCCCTTCTTGTAATTTAAGGGGCTGTCATGTCTGGATGGACCGTAGTAGACGCGAACTCGAACAAATCTTTGCCTATCACAGGCACTAACTCTTCGGGGGCTGTGTCTCCGTATGTAAATCCTGCGCCTAACGCGCAAGACCCCGTCGGCAAAATGCGTATTTCGCAGCCGACGGCGTTGATCGACACCGACTTTGAGTATGGTCAGCAGCCTACCAAATGGGAATCTATTGGCCTGTCCAACAACCGCCAGAGCCTATATTACATCCCTCAAGCCGCCCGTGTAGTGACGGCTGTGACTGGTGCTGGAACCCGCACGGTGGTTGTCAGCATGGCCGATACGTCGGGCTTTGTAGTTGGTACGCCGATTTACGTACAGAACTCCAACGCTGATAACGCTAACGGCTGGTACTACGTTGAGGCTGTGAGCACCAACGTGTCTGTGACCTATACGGCTCAAGGCATCGTACCCGTAGGTAACCAATTCAACACCGAGCGTACTTTTGTGTACCTCGGGTACCTGTACTCTAACTGTGGTATCAACCTCGCGTCTGTGGCGGCGTTCACTTACGTCGGATCCACTATCACGGTTACCTCTGCTAACTCGCATGGCTTGAGCGCTGGTTCGTTGATCTATGTGACTGGCGTAACCTCTATTGCCGCTAACGCTACATTGGGGTGGATTTCGGGCACTACGCTTAGTTTCAACGCTGTGCCTTCAGCCGGGTTGGTACTGCGTACTGGGTACGCAGTACTGGGCGCTGGGGTGACTGCGGGAACCACGATTACCGTCGTCAACGCATCGACATTCGTTGGTTCGATTGCTGGTACCACGTTGACATACGTAAGCGGCACCATCCCTGTGATCGGTATGCAACTGTCAGGTGCAGGTGTTACCGCTGGTACATACATCGTGTCTGGAACGTCCCCCACCTTTACAGTGAGCGCGGCATCGACAGTCACTTCAATTTCGATCATTGGGTATAACTATACGGTGAGCGCTTCGCAGACCGTTGGTGCTATCGGCGCTCCCGTGGCAATTACTGTGGCGTCCACAACTGTCGCAAACACACCCAACGGCGCGTGGGTGGTAGTCACCACTCCAACGTCCAATACCGCTACCTTTGTCACGGCCAACACCCCGTTTGGTACACTAAGTAACACGGCCAACAACCTGACGTTATTTGCGCGTCCAGCAGGGTTGGTTGAGTCTCGTCCGTTTGACGGGGGCGTGGCTTTTTCAGCCGGGGCTGCTGTTCCAAACTCGCAACTGATTCGCCAAACCCGCCGATACTTCCGGTATCAGTCTGGCAAGGGCATCCAGTTTTCCACGGGCTCTTCTTTGAACCCACCGTTGCTTACGACCAGCATTACAGCGGTTGGCACGACTGCCACGGTGACAACTCGGTACATCCACAACATAGCACCGAGTGCTACCATCATCGTTACTGGGTGTGATCAGGGGCCGTACAACGGCACATTTGTTGTGGTCAGCACCCCCACGCCGACCACCCTGACGTACACAATGTCGGCGGCTCCATCTGTCCCTACAGCAACAGGCTTTCCTATTCGCGTATCACCGAGTACGTGGTACGGATCGTCCAACCGAATTGGTTTCTTCGACCAACAAAACGGTCTTTTCTTTGAGTACGATGGCCGTACCCTGTACGCCGTTTGGCGTAATAGCGTGTTGCAACTGAGCGGCGTTGTTGATGCAACAAACAACTCAACGGTAATCTCGGGCACAGGAACCCAGTTTAGCTCTCAACTGAAACCCGGCGACTTTGTTGTGATTCGTGGGCAATCCTACCGAATTGTGACTATTACGTCGGATACGGCTATGGAAGTTACCCCTGAATATAGGGGTTCCACGATTGTCGGGACTATCATGTCCAAGACAATAGATACTCGCGTACCACAGTCTCAATGGGCAGACCCGCTTGATGGTACAGGCCCGTCCGGTTACACGATTGACCTGACGCGGATGCAGATGTTTTACATTGACTACTCTTGGTACGGTGCTGGCTTTTCCCGCTTCGGCCTGCGTACCACAAAGGGTCAGGTTACATACGTCCATCAGTTCACGAACAACAACGTGCAGTATGAAGCGTACATGCGTTCTGGCAACATGGCCGCGCACTACGAATCAAACGGCATCAGCGCAGTAACGTATTTGACTGCTACTCTTGGCGTTGGTACCTTTGGGACAATCATTAACGTACAGTCCACCGCTGGTTTTGCCCCGAGTGGTGTGATACGCATTAGCAACCCCGGCGCTACTGGTACTGTCGAGCATATTGCATACTCATCCAAAACGGCGACATCGTTCGTAGTTTCTGCCCGTGCGCAGTTGGGCGGGCAGATCACAGCTCAAGCGTTTACGTTTTCGGCAACCGCCCCCACTATGGTGGAGTTTTCGTCACCTGACACACTAGCTTCGCTGTCCCACTGGGGCTCGTCGGTAATCATGGACGGTGGCTTCGACAACGACAAGTCGCTGGTGTTCAACTACGGCATGACTACGGCCATCACAACCACGGCAACAACGCCTCGCGTGTTGATGGCGATTCGTGTGGCTCCCTCCGTGGACAACAACACAACAGGGCTTCTAGGTGCGCGAGAGATTATCAATCGTATGCAGTTGGAGTTGGAGTCTTTGGGTCTGTTCACCACCGGAACTGGCTTCCTGATAAACCTTGTGTTGAACGGATTTGCCAGCGGCGCGTTCTCTAGTGGTTTTGTGGCTCCTGTTCAGCAAGTGGGCGGCATCACATCATCTTTGGCGCAAATTGCGCTGAATACCAACGCGGTGACTGTCACTGGTGGTGAGTCGGTGTACGCTGGTTATACAGACCCAACTGGAGTTACCCGTCTGGACTTGAGTGGGATACGTGATTTGGGTAACTCAATTTTGGGCGGGGGTACAGCCAGCACGGTACCGACTACGCAATCGAACTTCTATCCTGATGGCCCGGATATTTTGTACGTCGTGGCTATTCCATTGTCCGCCACAAGCTCCACAATTTTGGCGCGACTGGGCTGGAAAGAGGCACAGGCGTAATATGGCTAAGTCTCCTGCATGGCAACGCAAGGAGGGTAAGAGCGAGGCTGGTGGCTTAAACGCCAAAGGCCGCGCTTCTTACAACAAGGCAAACCCCGGTAAACCGGGACTCAAGGCTCCACAGCCTGAAGGTGGTTCACGCAAAGATTCATTTTGTGCCCGGATGTCGGGTATGAAGAAGAAACTAACAAGTGCCAAAACCGCCAATGACCCCGATAGCCGCATCAACAAAAGCCTTAGAGCGTGGAAGTGCTAAGATGAAAGATGAAGCTCTTGAGGCTACCAAACACGTGATGGATGCCGTGTCCTTGATAACCGTAGTAGGGACACTTGTGGAAGTTTTACCGTCAATCGCAGCATTGTTTACGATTATTTGGACAGCCTTCCGAATCTGGGAGACTGACACCGTCCGTCAGTGGACTAACCGGAAGAAAGACCAATCATGAAGACGAAGAAGCCTCTCCCGGCATTCATGCAAAAGATCATGGATGCCAAAGACAAAGTCAATAGCAATCCCAAGAAGGGCGGCAAGCCTTTCAAGAACGGTGGATTTGTCAAGGCTGCTGATGGCTGCATCTCCCACGGGGGCACCAAGGCCAAGCAAATCAAAATGAAGAGCGGCGGAAGCTGCTAATAAGGAGACATCATGTCTGATACAGCAAAAGAACGCGCACTTGCGGAGTTGAAGGAAGAAAAAGACCGCGAGGCTATGGGGAAAGCCTACGACGAAGCTGCCTCTCGTTCTATGGGTACGTTCAAGGAAAAGGCTCCAAAACCTCCTACCCCTGCTTCTGCTGCGTCATCGCCCGCAAAGCCTAAGGTTATGACTAAGGCCAAGGGTGGCTGCACCAAGATGGCTAAGGGCGGTGTTACTCGTGCTGACGGGTGTGCCAAGCGAGGCAAAACCAAAGGCAGGATGGTATGAGACCTAGTCGCGGTATGGGTGATATCAATCCCTCCAAGATGCCGGGGGCAAAGAAGAAAGCTCGCCGCGACGATACTGACTTCACGCAGTATGCTGAAGGTGGTAAGGTAAACGCTGCTGGCAACTACACCAAGCCAACCATGCGGAAGTCGCTGTTCAACTCTATCAAGGGTCAGGCTACGCAAGGAACCGCAGCGGGCCAGTGGTCAGCGCGGAAAGCTCAGTTGCTGGCTAAGAAGTACAAGGCCAAAGGTGGGGGCTACTCAGATTGAAAGCGCCACAGCAATCCCTTAAGAATTGGACTGACCAGAAGTGGACAACCAAGTCGGGGAAGCCTTCGTCTAAAACAGGCGAACGCTATTTGCCAGAAGCAGCAATCAAGTCGTTGTCTCCTGCTGAGTACGCAGCGACAACCAAAGCCAAACGTGCGGGTAAGGCGGCGGGCAAGCAGTTCGTTGCCCAACCTAAAAACATTGCTAAGAAAACAGCGGGGTTTAGGTAATGGCTAAGAACTGGATTGCTGACGCTATCAAGAAGCCGGGGGCTTTACGTAAGCAACTTGGCGCTAAAGAAGGTCAGCCGATCCCCGCTAAGAAGTTGGCGAAAGCTGCTTCTGCTCCGGGTAAACTAGGACAACGTGCGCGTTTGGCGCAAACGCTTAAGGGGATGAAATAATGGGTGCTGGTGGAATGAAAAGACCGGGAGCAGGTATGTCTGCTATGCAGAGACCGGGGAACCCAATGCAGAAGCAGGGTGGCTCAATGTCACCGTCCATGCTCTCCCAACTACCCCCCGGTATTCAGCAAGCAATAGCGGCGCGGCAAATGGGCAAGCAGGGCGGTCCGATGCAGCAAAACCCTATGCAGCAAATGCAGCAGAACCCTATGCAGCAGATGGGCAAGCAAGGTGACCCGATGCAACAAGGCGGTTTCCCGCCCTATCTTGGCCCTATGATGGGACAGCAAGGTGGTCCGATGCAGCAGAACCCCATGCAACAAGGCGCAGCAGGTGGTAAAGGCGGTATGCCCGGAGCGCAAGGTAATCCTATGATGGGTCCGCAGGGCGGTGGTATGCCACCTTGGGCGCAAAACTTTGCACAACAACAGCAAGCACCTATGGGGCAACAAGGCGGTATGCTTGGCCCAGCCCCGAACGCTATGCAGCAGTTCTCGCAGCAGCAAGGTTTAGCAGGGCTGATGCAACCTCAACAGTCTTCAACTAACTCGTTGCAGTAATGGCTACCTCTGGCACTACCACATTCAATCTTGATCTGACCGATCTGGTCGAAGAGGCTTTCGAGCGTTGTGGTGCGGAGCTTCGTTCGGGCTACGATCTCAAGACTGCAAGGCGTAGTCTCAATTTGCTTTTTGCTGATTGGGCTAATCGCGGGATTAACCTGTGGACTGTTGCTCAGTCTTCTATTACCCTTGTTCCGGGTACTGCGACGTATGATCTCCCGGATGACACGGTAGATCTGCTTGAACACGTTATTCGTACTGGGGCAGGGAATTCATCGACTCAGGCTGACCTGTCGATCACGCGCATTTCTGTTTCCACCTATGCCACGATTCCTAACAAGTTGAGTCAGGCTAGGCCGATTCAGGTCTACATCAATAGGCAAGCACCTGTCCCCAACGTCACGGTCTGGCCCATCCCAGATGCTTCGCAACCCTACACTTTTGTGTATTGGTATCTTCGTAGAATTCAAGATGCTGGCGGTGGTGTCAACACGATGGATGTACCGTTTCGGTTTATCCCCTGCATGGTTGCGGGGCTGGCTTACTACCTTGCGCTGAAGCTTCCTGATGGGTTGCAACGTCTTGAAACCCTCAAGGCACAGTACGACGAAGCTTGGGATCTGGCATCATCTGAGGACCGCGAGAAGGCAGCGATTCGGCTCGTCCCAAGGCAGATGTTCATAAACTGATATGGGCAATAGGTTTGCTTCAGGTAAGAACTCGATTGCGATGTGTGATCGCTGTGGACAAAAGTTCAAGCTGACCGCACTCAAGAAGGAAGTTATAAAGACCAAGATCTACAACATTCTGGTGTGTATACAGTGCTGGGATCCAGATCATCCGCAACTCCAACTGGGTATGTATCCGGTAGATGATCCACAGGCAGTACGTGAACCTCGCCGGGATCAGAGCTACTACGTATCAGGTCTTACGGTCCTCGGGACTCAGGGCGAAGGTAGTCGAGTGTTTCAATGGGGCTGGAATCCGGTTGGTGGAGCCAGCAGTTTCGATACCTTGCTAACACCAAATGACTTGGTTGTACAGGGGATTGTTGGTACAGTCACGGTAGTGACGACATAAGGAGGCCACATGGCTAAGGAAAACGGTAAGTCTGACATGGCGCAAGATAAGGCTATGATCCGCAAAGGGATCGGACAGCACGAAGCGGCAAAGCATCCGGGGGGCAAGAAGACTTCCCTGAAGCTCAAAAAGGGTGGCCCCACCTCCGAGGACCGTATGCGTCTTGGTCGTGGGCTGTCTCGCGCTGCTAGTCAAAAGACGGGTTGAATCATGGCTAAGTACAGTCAAAAAGAAGACGGTAAAGAAGTCGGCCCCGCTAGTGTTTACGCAGAGCCCCACACCATGTCTGGTAAGCGGCTGGGTATTAACGACTACGGCATCAAGCCCACCATGCCCCGCAAAGAAGATTGGACACCAATGAGCGGCGTCTCGTTGGGTGACTGCGGTGGTGTAAAGACTGATGGCGTCAAGATGCGCGGTACGGGCTGCGCGACCAAAGGTACGATGTCTAGAGGTCCGATGGCATGAATTACACGGCTCTTGTGAATGCGATAAGCTCCTATACGGAGAACCAATTTGCTACGGCGGATATGAACACGTTCATTACGCAGGCAGAGCAGCGCATTTACAACAGCGTGCAGTTCCCATCGCTTCGCAAGAATGTCGTGGGGCAGACTACGGCACAAGATCAGTACTTGGATTGCCCGCTTGACTTCTTGTCGGTATACTCGATGGCGGTGTACCCCGTAGGAGGGTCGTACACGTACTTGCTGAACAAGGATGTGAACTTCATCCGTGAGGCGTACCCTTTCCCACAGACTACGGGTATGCCAAAGTGCTACGCGCTTTTCGGCCCTGCGTTTGCGGATGCCAAAGAACTTGTCTTCATCCTCGGTCCCACCCCTGACATCATCTACAACGTAGAACTTCACTACTTCTACTACCCAGAGTCGATCACCACAGTAGTAGGTGGACAGACTTGGCTGGGTGATAACTTCGATACCGTCTTGCTTTATGGCGCACTTGTCGAGGCTTACATCTTCATGAAGGGTGAGACGGACATGATGCAGGCATACGAAGGCAAATACAAAGAAGCCCTCGCACTTGCCAAGCGTCTGGGAGATGGTCTGGAGCGTCAGGATGCGTACAGATCCGGTCAATATCGTCAGCAGGTAACTTAAGATGGCGTTGACTCAGACGATGACGACAAGTTTCAAGGTTGAACTGCCGCAAGCAGTTCATAACCTCTTGTCGGACACAATTCAGATGGCGCTGTACACCGCTGAAGCAACGCTAAACGCAGACACGACTGTATACACCACAGACAATGAAGTTGTAGGGGTCGGCTATACAGCGGGCGGCATTTTGCTGACTAACGCGACTGTCCTTGCAGCGAACAATGTGGCGTACATCAGTTTCGACAACCCTGTGTTTAACGCTGCATTGACTGCGCGTGGGGCATTGATCTACAACGTAACACAAGCGGGTAAGTCTATTGCGGTTCTTGATTTTGGCGCAGACAAGACCTCTACGACTACGTTTACTGTTACACTCCCCGCAAACTCTTCAACCTCTGCACTACTTCGTATAGCATGAACACTGACACGCCTTTAATCCATACGTCGCTCGGAAATGTCCCCGTTGACTCGCTAGTCTATGAAGCGGAATGGGACATCACCCCAACGTATATTAAGTTTGTTGAGAAGTATACGGACAAGAGTAGTGGAGAGATCGTTCGTCAGAACGCTCATGTCTATAGTATGGCTGGCGTAGCGGGTGAAGCCGCTACTGGTGAAATCTAAGGAGCTAAAAAATGGCTAATACCCAAGCAATGTGTACCTCTTTCAAGTCTGAGATTCTTCAGGCTTACCACAACTTCGGCACTACGGTGGTCCGCGCAGGAACCACCGCTGATGTATTCAAAGGCGCTGTCTACCTTGCTGTTGGCACTCTCGGTGCGGGCACTACGGTGTATTCCGCAACCAACGAGATCGCAAACAGCGGTACTTACGCAGCAGGCGGGGCTACGATCACCAATGCGACCCCTCCAGCAGTTACTGGAACCACGGCGTACTGGACCCCATCCGCACAGTTGCAGTGGACTTCTGTTACGTTTGCTGCGGCAGACGCACTGCTTGTGTACAACTCTACCCAAGGTAACCGCGCTGTCAGCGTACACAACTTTGGCTCGCAGAGTGTCACCACTGGCACGTTTACGCTGACCATGCCTGTGAACGGTGCAGGTACTGCGCTTATCAATATCGCTTAAGGTTCCACGATGTCTTGGTCGGTTATTGATACTGGGCCGAGTGATTCATGGACTCCAGTTACACGCCCCACGACGATTGCCGTCAGTGGGGTGAGCGGTACGACGATTGTACGGGACATAGAACCCGGAATCCCAAAGTCCCTGTCTGGCGTTAGCATATCGGGAAGCGTTGGTAATCTCGATAACGTCCAGCAAGATGCCCCATCAGCCGTCTCTGCCACGGGCAGCGCAGGTACGCCCACTGCTTTTGCTACGCCCTTTGTTACGGTAACCCCTACAGCCGTCAGTGCTACGGGGTCCGTGACGACCTTCGCTCGACAAACTCTAAAGCAGTTGACGGGGCGCTCTGCTACAGGGACTCCGGGATCGGTTGGGGCCGTATCTGTAAACACCAACACGCAGGCGCTCTCGGGGGTTAGCGCAACCGCCAGTATTTCGAGCCTTGCTACTAGGCTAGTGACTAGAGATGTCACGGCGGTTAATGCGACCTCTAGCGTAACCACGTTCACTGAAGAAAATAGAAAGGCACTTACCGGAACATCCGCAACGGCGTCGATTACGTCAGTGATAGACGAAGTCTCCGACGAGCTTCTTCCTGTCAGTGCCACAAGCAGTGCTGGCACGCTCGGTAGACAGACAGCAAAAGCCATAACAGGTAATACTGCAACTGGCTCTGTGGGCACTATTACGGCAGTCTTACGCCAGACGGTAACTATAACAATTACGGCCAACTCAACTGGCCCGGCTACGCTCAACGTAGCGACTTTTGCTTCCACCAACCTAACCAAAACTACATCTGGTACGTATTCGGCGGGACTTACAAACATTAACGTCATTGTTAATAATGTTTATATTTACTCCGATATTATAGGGACTCCCGCCCTCACACTTAGCGGCGGAACTGCTGGAGATGTGCTCACCTTCACAAACAACGGTCTCATCATGGGACGCGGTGGTAATGGTGGTGGGAGTAACGGGTCAAACGCAGTCTACGCAGGGCCGGGAGTAGGTAGTACGGCGCTTAAAATAGGCTTCGCTACTACAGTCGTTAAAGGCGCGGGCTCTTATATTGGTGGCGGCGGCGGTGGCGGTGGCGGGCATATCACTACTGGCGGTGGGGCTGGGGCAGGGGGCGGTATTGGGGGTAGTGGCTTCTCTACAACAGGACCAATTTTTGCTGGTGGCGGTAGTCCCGGCGGCTTAGGGGGTAATGGGTCTGTAGGCGGAACTAAT